TGATACTATTTGTATAATGTTAGTTTCGGATAATTGGATAGTTGGATAATCCGTATCACTACCTAATGTAATACCAGTAGTATTTTCTCTAGCTGATATTGCTTTAATTTTTTTAGATACTAAATATTGAGTAGGAGTACCTGTTGTGGAATCCCTTTCATATACTTCAATTGTTCTATCAGTTGGATTTGCAAAATCAATTGCATCAGTTGTTATAAACGATACATTACTATTTGTGGATGATTGTACCTCAAATCCAGCTTTTATTTTAAAATAGAATCTAGAATCAGCTTCATAATTTACTCCTGAATTTGAAGCAGCTCTATAAACGGATGGTATTAATTGATAAACGGTTAATGTAGTTATAGCAGGTGAAGTTACTTTGGGCTTATACCCCATAGATTGTGCCAATGATACCACATTTTTACGTTCCGTAGCGTGTGATAACATTGATTCTTTTAATTGAGTATCTTGGTAAAATGAAAGAACATCTCCAATTGCTGCAGCTTGTTCAATAAACACCATACCAGGTGATGCTTCATTAAAATCTGAATATGTATTTGGGAAATAGGTTTTAGTAAAATCTATCAAATTTTGCTTAAACGTAGCAAAATCTTTACCAATGTAATTGATGTTTTTTGTATCACTACCCCAACTTTTATTTGATGGATTAATTGCCATTACTAATTATTTATATTTATTTGTACTGATTCTGTTAAATTTGGATTTGATGCTAACGCAAATTGAATGTCTAACGATATTCTGTTTGTATCAATATCATTATCATCGTAATCAAATACTATTGAAGTTAAACTTAAATATGGTAGCCAAGTATCAACTGCATCTACAATAGATGTTTCAATTCTTGATTCAATTGTAGCACCATCCATCTGTTCAAATAACACCAACCAAACATCACACCCAAAATCAGGATTCATTAATCTTTCTCCCTTTTTTGTTAGTATTAGGTTTTTTAAATTATCTTTTGCTTGAGTTAGAGTAGTGTAGTTTGTAGAAAATACACCATTAGAATTTGAAGATTTGCATATCCCAATTCCTAATATCTTATAATCATTTTCCGCTAAATCTGCTACTTTTACGTTACCTAACTCTATTGCCATTATTTAAATCGTTTTACTAATTCTGAATAATCTCTTGTTAATGCTTTTATTGTAGCATCTTGTAACCCATCACCAGTTGATTCCAATTGTTGTGGAATGTTTTGAGGAATATTTGATTCTCTAAAATCCATAGTTTCCCAATCACTATCATCAACCCTTAATTCTGGTTTAATCATATCCAATACACTACTTACCGATTGAGCACCTTCTTTACGTTGCTCTGCTGAAAATGGTTGAGTCATATTAAGAATCTCATTAATCATCGGGTCTTTGGAAAATTCCTTTTTGATTTGAGGTTTTGGTTGAGGTTGTACTACTTTTCTACTTTGTTGTAACGCGGAAGTTGCAGCCTCAAATGGGTCTACCGATTTAATTGCTTCCTTTAGAGTAGGAGCAGTTGGTTTTTTTGGTAAATTTAAAGTAACCGCACCAGATTTGATAAGTTTAGCAACTTCTTCTTTAACTTGTGCTTTTACTTCATTCTTAACCACTTCTTTAATTAGTGATAATAAAATATCTGATTTCATAAAAATTATTGTTCTATTTGTTAATAAATATAATAAGTTAAAATTTACACCGATTTACCTTGCAATTGAAATAAAATTATCCGTTGATAGTAATGTAGATGATTCTGCCATCCCTGCCTCATCTCCATATATTATAGATTTTATAGCAGCTGCAATTTGCGGTTCTTGGGTTTCTTCACCTTCTATAAATCCTTTAGCTATAGTTGTTGCAAGTTGAGAAACTACGTCGGTTTCAGTTTCATTTTGAGTTATGGTATTTGTAACACCAGATAACGTATCTGCTGTAACTAATAGTGCAAGGTTTCTCATATCTTTAAAATCTAAAGAACTTAATGGGTTACCGCTAAATGGTTTAACAAAATAACCTGCCCAAGGTAATACTCCAGGTGCAGGTGGTGCTGGTGGTGGGTATGTACAATTACAGATAAATAGTCCACCTACAGTTAGTAAATGTACTGATGCGGATATTATAAAATTTAATAAAAAAGGAGAAATACTTCCGTTGGCATTCACAATAATTGGTGTCCATATTCCAGGAGATAAATTAAATCCAACATTTGTTGTTAAATTTGCAACTGCACCAGCACATGGTATATTTGGGACGGGTATTTTAGCTGATTGAGCCCCCAGCCAATATGCCTGAATTGCTGGTCCGATATCCCTTAATAAATCTCCCGTTTTACTTACTGTAGTGTTATTTAAAATTAAAAATAAAGTTCTTTCCATTGCTTCAACATTTCCTTCAAATGGAACACCACCTATCAGAGTTTTACCACCTTTTATAACTTTATCGTATTCTTCAGTTAAAGATTGAGCAAACCAATAATTATTAATTGTATTATTTAATTCTGTTTCTGATACATTATCACTAATAACACCAAGGTCACCAACGATGGAAGTTCCTCCTAAAACGGAAGCACCTATTGCAACTCCTTTAGCTTTAAGGTAATTTTCTGACATTTCTAATGCCATATTTAAATAAAAATCCGTCCAACTATTAGAGATTCCTCCTTTAAAAATTTGTTTCGCTTTATTTAAATTTATAGCCATTAGGTTTTACTTAAATAATTATTAGCAGATAATATAGTTTTTAATTGTGAGTTTATTGATTGAAATGCAGCTGCGTTTTCAGGACTAACCTTGGATGGTCCAGATGGAGTTAAATATTGTTGTTCTAAAATAGCACTTATTAAATCTTTTAATATCTTAACAAGTTCTCCTCCCAACACCATTTGTTGTACATCTGCACCTTCTTGTCCTACTCCAATGTTCTTTCCTATAAATACTTTACCACTATCGGAATTAAGGAATATTTGATTAGAACCTTTTGAGTGTATTGTTATATTTTTATTGTTGTGAACATATACTTCTTTTTCTGCATCAATTGTAAAATTACCATCAGTTAATATACCAGTGTTTCCTTTACCAAATATAATAAATTCACTTGCTTTCGAAGAAAGAATTATTCTATCCGAATTTATAAATAATTGGTCACCTTTTAATTTATCAGATGCGGGATATTCTTTGAATGCAGTTTTAGTTTTGGCTACGGTTTCTTTAAATGGTATTTTTACTTTACCAGAAGTTATATAAATTGATGTACCATCTTTGTTAATATCCTCATCTACTAATTCACCTATTTTTTTTGAATCCAATTCTGGATTCTGTTTATTACGAATAAAAATAGATGGAGATGATGTTTTACTATCTTCAGTTAAAAAAAACTCGCTAAAACGAATTGTGTTACCAACTCTACCACTTATAATAGTATCACCGTTTGATGGTTTTAAAAATTTAATTTTTTCATTTACTACATATTCGTTTTTATCTTTAGTTTTAGTTTTTGCATTTGTTTTACCACCAGTAGCAGCAGTATTAGCCATAGAACCACCACCCTGTTTTCCAGCAGGTACTTCTACATCTTCCTCTAACGTAGCATAATAAGTTGTATAATCTCTTCTATAATTTGAATAAGGAGTATTTGTATATGGTAAATAAAATGATTGATTATGTAGTTTTACTATAACTACCGTTTCTCCTTTGATTGGAAATGTAAAATTATTTTTATCAAATGGGAATGCGTAATCATCTACTTTAATATTACTTTCTCTTCTGTATGTAATTGCACCATACATTCTAGCATCTTTATCCGAAAATGTTTTATTATCATTGTATATTGAAATAGAATCAAGTCCTGCTTCACCTTGTTCTTTGGTTAACAATTCAGTTGTTGTACCGTATACATTATCTACGGTTGCTAAAAATCCAAATATATTACTTTGGGTATCTGCCATTATAATTTAGTTTTTATTTCTTCAATTTCAACCTGAATATCTAATAACTTTTCATCTGATTTTTTTTCTACTTCATTTATAGTATCTTCTAATTCGTTTAGTAATTGTGCTTTTTCAGTTTCACTTAACCAACCATCTTCACCAATGCCTTTAGCTTCAGCTTGAGCCAATCGTTGTGCAATTGTAGCCAACTTAATTAAATGGTCATCATTCTTAATGGATGAATCGATTAAGTCTCTAATAATTGGAGCTATGACAGTTGCTTCACCTACACTCTTAATTAATTTACGAAGTGATTCAATCATTTCTGAAATGTTCTTCTTCTTTACTTGCTGATTATCGTAAATATCTTTAAATAGTGATGATAAATTTTTACCATCAAATAATTGAAATTCTGTGCTCATAATATATTCTTATTTACTATATAATTATAGATTTCTTCACTTATTAGATTATACCCAATTTCATTAGGATGTTGTGCGGGGTTTTTTTCTATCATTTCATTTGATTCAAAACAATCTGTATTGGTTTGCTTTAAATAATCTTTTAAAGTTTTTTTAGAAAAATAATAATAATTATTTTTATTAATTAAATGAGATATATCATCTTTAATATCTAAATCTACAATCATTTTATCAAACGCATCTCCCATAAAATAGTTTACACCATAACATTCAAAAAGTTTTTGTAAAAAAATAATATAATTCTGATTTACTATATTATAGTAATTTTGACTAAACATTTGATTAAGAAAAAAAGACTTATATTCCGAAAGAAATTTATCATAAACAGAATCATTACTTTTGTATGAGTGTGTAAATTTTTCAGGTAAATTGAGTAAGTGCTTTACAGACCAACTAACCCATTGTTGACGTGGTAAAAATGCGGCATAATCTCTTAAAGATGAACTCCAAAGAATTACTACCAAATCTCCCTCTTTTATTCTACCATTAACTACATCATCAATTATTGAATTAAAAATAACAGCATTTGGATTACCACTTTTACCATTATTAATCCATTTTAATTCTAATTTTTCTGCTAAATTTTTTACCCAAGAATGCTGATTTCTATAAACTATAAGGTCTTGGTTTTTTAAACTTTTCTCTATTTCTAAATTACAACCTTCACCTTCGGTCCAAGAATCACCGTATGCATGTAATATCATATTTTACTTACTATATAATTTCCAATAACTAAATAATCCATATCACAATTATTAAATGTTTTAACTGCGGTAGCAGGGTCATTAACCATAGTTTGACCTCTCAAATTGAAAGATGTATTTAGTAAAATTGGTGTTCCTGTTATTTTTTCAAATTCTTTTAATAAACTATAATATAAGGGATTTTGTTCATTTGTTACAGTCTGTATTCTAGCACTATTATCAACATGCGTTACTGATGGAATTGATGTTTCTGAAATAACCTGAACTACTTGATTCATATACGGAACATCTTCTTCCGATTTAAAATAATTTTGATAATCTTCATGTGTTACTGATGGAGCAAATGGTCTAAACATTTCTCTCTTTTTGACAACCTTATTAATTCTATCTCTTACATCTGATAAATGTGGATTAGCTAATATAGAACGATTACCTAATGCTCTTGCACCAAATTCGGTTCTACCTTGAAACCAACCAATTATATTTCCTTCTTTAATTAAATTGGCAGTTTTACTTAATAATGTATCAGTATTTTTATAGTATTTGAAAGATATATCTCCTATCCCATCTATAATATTTAATACATATTCTTTACTAAATTCGGGTCCTAAATATGGAGATTGATTATCACCACCTTTTACTTTAGGATTTCCAATTACATCATGCCATACATATAAACAGGCTCCAATTGCAGAACCCGCATCAGATGGTGAGTAGGGAATCCATACATTCTTAATACCACAATGTTTTTTTATTTTACCATTAGCAGTTCCATTATACGCGCATCCTCCTCCTAATACTAAATTTGAATTATCAGAATAACTACATGAGTTATTAATGATGTAATATAAACACCGCTCATACCACCTTTGTAAAGCAGCTGCTAAATCCATGTGATGTTGTTCTAATTTAGATTCAGGTTCGCGTGGTTCAAATCCTATCAGTTTAATTAAATCCAATGTAAACATATCTGTATTAGAATATTCCCATGTGAAATACTTCTGATTTATATTAATTAAATTAACTGTATCCAACGATACGAATGTATCAAATAATTCGTTATATTTTGAAGAATCTCCGTATGGGGCCAAACCCATTACTTTATACTCACCACTATTTGGTTTAAATCCTAAATATGAAGTTATAGTTGAATATACTAACCCCAATGAATTTGGGAATTTTACTGTTTTAATTTCATTAATACCATTTGAATTACATTCCGCAATTGAGATAGTATCCCATTCACCGACTCCATCAATTGAAATTCCAATAGCTTCATCAAACGGTGATGTGTAAAAAGATAAAGCTAAATGAGATAAATGATGTTTTGTAAATGTAATTACACTATCATACCCAATAGTATCTTTTATA